GTGCCTTCTGGCACAATAATGCCAAAAACCTTTATTGGAAAATCAGATCCAAGCGTTTTATGCTTTGGCAATTTCTATGAGGGTAACAATACGACCCCTAACGAACAATCTCGATTTTTTGCGACAGGGCCAGCCCACAGGGATGGATTAAACGAATTGTTTTCTAATCCTCTGTATACAATAAATGAACCCAACAATTATGCTTTTAACCATCCACTTAAGGCAGAGGTCCACCAGGCTTTCATTCGTCGATATTGGATGAACGATAATGTGATATCTAGCTCAATGAATACGAGTTACGTGGATACAACGGGATATTTAAATTCCGTTGGTAATGCTTTCGTAAATCCAAAGTATGAAAATTCTAATGCTTTTTGGGCGCCTATGTATTTTATCGACAATACGACTATTCGTCGTCCAATATCAATTGGAAATCAACCATCAGAAGGTGGCGTATTTTACACACCGGCGTATCAGGTTGCTGGAATTACTACAACTCCTTTTAACTTTCAGATGTCGTATAACGTCGATGGTCATTATATAAACTTAGAAAATTTTGTTAGAGATTTTGCCAACAATAATTCCCCACGTTTGCACCATCTTTCTGGTTCTCCTGTTCCCTTCGATAACGCTTCTGTAACCCCAGCTAACGAAATTCTTTATTCTAGCTCTCGTATACGACGCCGAAATTTGTCGATACTTCCGTGCGACGATGGCAACTTTTTCCCAAATTATGATGTTCTTACTAAGAATAGCATAACAACAGCTTCTTATGGAGATGAGTTACATACCGGAGATTATAGCAAAATAAACTTAAGGGGACTACTAGAATATTCTCAAGCTTCATTTATTATTACAGCGCCGGATCAAGATACGTTTTCTGATGCAAACGTGCAACAAATAAATGCTATAATGGGTTATAGTCCGAAATATCCTCTGGCGAATCCTGCACTTAGCGGAAAAACCAATACAGCAATAGGAAACTGCGTCGGTACAGTATTAGGTAATACTCCATTTGATGTAAAACGTCAAGTACAGATGAAGGTTCCAACTACGATATACCAATATACTCGGGACAGTTCTTCTAATCAGGTGGCTCTTTTTAATATTAGCAACTTGTATTATGGCAGTAGAATTCTACCTGGCACATTTCAGATAACAGACCACAGTTTAACGGGTTCTGCTGGTAGAATTTCTATCACTCTTAAAGATGACGGACACGGAAACATCTATCGCGCCGACTCCCTAACTTTCAACTGTATTTGGAATTCTATAGGAAATATTTTTTACAACGAAGGTATCGTTGTCATTAAGAGTCCGCATCTTTACTTCTTTGGCAAAGACCAATATGAGATGTCTTTTAAGGGGGAATATCAATTACATTCTTCAAAATATGAGATTTTAGCTCCTTCGGGTTTGATAAATTCTTCTTCCAATCCGACATATTCCGCTTTTATAACTTCTTCTTCTGGTGAAGTTATTTCTCAAAGTGAAATAATAAAACCTTCTAATGATCCCCTGGACACAGATCCTTTTGTTTATATTTCAAATATAAATTTTCATGATAAAAATTTGAATATTGTTGCCAAGGCTACCTTCGCACAACCCTTCATGAAGAGAGACGGCGATAAGATTTTGGTAAAAGTTGCATTTGATTTTTGATATAAAATGTCAGCAAAAATCAAAAAAAAGAAGCGTCGCCGCTGTCATTACCATCGAGGTACGCATGTGTCGCCCTGTGCTGGGGAATGTAAATATCGTAGTGGTTGGGAACAGAAATTTTGTGTTTACTTAGATTCGTTAACTGACGTTAAAACATGGTCCTACGAAAAACTTGTTATTGAATACCTTTCGAATAAAAAGACGGGTAAGGTCCGCAAATACTATCCCGATTTTTATGTAGAATACGTAGACGGGACCAGGATAGTATACGAGATAAAGCCCCGCCGCAAATTGGAACAAGCTACAGTAAAGAAGAAGATGGAGGCTGCCGAACGTTGGTGCTTGATGCATGGAGCCACCTACAAAGTATTAACAGAAATTCAATTGAAGGACATGGGTCTATTATAGAAAAGTTTTATTTCGTGTCACTCAGGCTTTATAGTACAGCATGTCTAAATTTATTCTCGGTCTTGACGTTTCTACTTCGGTGACAGGCGTCTGCATTCTAAACCCAGAGGTCAATGAAGTTGTTAAAGGTTCTCATATCATACATTTGGACAGAATAGAATTTAAGAAGTGCAAGACATTTTTTGAGAAAGCCGATGTTGTGGCGTTAGAGTTGGCTTCGCTGTGTAACAAGTTTCCCGGCAGCTATCGCGTCGCTTTGGAAGAGCCTCTCTTAGGGTTTCAAAAGGGGATGTCATCGGCCGCGACGATAACGACGCTGATGCGATTCAATGGGATAGTCTCTTATATTTCTAGGGAGATATTCAAAGTAGATCCAGAATATATTTCTTCTTCCCACGCTCGAAAGCTGTGCGGCATAAAAATGCAGAGGAATTCAATAGCTGGGATGAGCGGCAAAGAACAGGTCTTCAAGTACATGTCGGAAAACGATTTGAAACATATCCAGTGGCCGTTGAAGAAGACCGGCGTCTCGGTCGATTGGTCTAGAGATGCTACTGATAGCTATGTCATCGCTCGAGCTGCCATGGTCGAAGGCCCAGTGAAAAGTTGATGGAGCTTGTGATATGGTAATAGTGTGCTGGTTTCTGTCACCGATAAAATAAAATTTTATGAATCTATCTTTGGCCGAGGTCGACTGTCAGGCAACGGTAAAAATTTCGATGTTAGATGTCCAATATGCGCTCCGCTAGATCCAACGAAGAAAAAGCTATCTATTCGTCCCCAAGATGAAGCGAATCACTGTTGGACATGCGGATGGAAGTCTCGGACCCTTGCTCCTCTACTCAGGAAATACGGCACGCAAGAGCAGCTGAACTCTTATCGCGAATTAATCGGAGATTCTTCTAAAACAAATAAATTTGTCACAGCCGAAGTCGTCGACAACCAAAAGATATCTTTACCAAAAGATTTTAGGTTGTTGGTTCATGCAGGAGATGCAGACCCAGACGTTAAAGCCTTGTGGAGATACATCTATTCACGAGGTTTGACCGACCGAGATACCTGGTATTTTAAATTTGGAATATCTGATGAGCCTCGTTGGAAAAGACGCGTCATCATGCCATCTTTCGATTCTCAAGGCAACTTGAATTACTTTGTAGCTCGAGCCGTTGATAAAGATAAGAAACCAAAATACGATAACCCAGATGCCGACAAAAATCCTATCATTTTCAATGAGATAAGCTTGGATTGGTCGAAACGACTGGTGCTGTGTGAAGGACCTTTTGACCTCGTTAAATGCCCAGAAAATTCCACTGCTTTATTGGGCTCGGACTTGGACGAGCGTCATGAGCTGTTCAATAGGATTCTGCTTCACGGTACCCCTATAGCTCTATCTCTTGATGGAGATATGTGGAATAAGAAGACTCCCAAGATTGTCCAAAAGTTAGAAGAATATAACATTGATGTTGTTGTAGTCGATGTTCGGCCGTGGGGAGATCCCGGCGCGATGACAAAAACAGAGTTTGAAAAAGCCCTTGTTGAAGCCCGTCCCATGGGATGGAGTGACATATTCGCTGGTCGTCTACAAAAAGCTTCAACAACCAGCTTTAGGTTATAAGCATTGAACAGTACAATCTGGTTATAATACATTCTTTATAGCAAATTCTGCTAGTCTATCATGACTAGAAAAACATGACACTGCGAATAGCACACACCGCCGACATTCACATTCGGTCCTTAAGTCGTCACGACGAGTATCGGGAAGTCTTCACCGAATTTATCAAAGATTGTAAAAAGAACAAAGTAGATCACATCTTCATCGGTGGAGACATCTTCCACACAAAGACGTCCGGTATATCGCCAGAATACATTGATTTTTTGACGTGGTGGCTCGAAGCCATGTCAAATGTTGCTCCCGTTCATCTTACATTGGGCAACCATGATGGGAACTTAGTCAACCTATCTCGACAAGATGCCGTGTCTCCCATCGTTGCCGCCTTGGGCAACCCAAGGATCCATCTTTACAAAAAGAGCGGAATGTACGAATTTCATCCTGGCTATACATGGTGCATTTATAGTCTTTTTGACGAGGAAGGATGGAAGGACGTTAAGCCCGTCGCGGGTAAGGTCAACATAGCCTGTTATCATGGTCCGGTTCGAGGTTCAAAAACGGAAACCGGATGGGAACTGGACGACGGACTCACGACAGATTTCTTCAAAAATTATC